ACATTGCTCATCCTTGCCCATACGGCTTTCACCTTACGGCTTTCTTTGTCAACATCTTCGACACCATTCATTATATCCTTAACGCTATATTGCTTCATTCAATAACATTTGTAATTGCAAAAATAAGCTATTATTCCACATACTCCACAGGGTGCCGGCAGGCCCCTTTAGATTGCCTTGTATAGATACTGGCATATCGTTCTCATCTCTCACTACTTCAAATCCAACGGTGCAGCGACAATTACACACATTCCCTGCACTTGCCCGACTATCGCCTGGATATTCCATCTGTTCTACACTACCCATACCGGGTACGGTGAAAGGTTCATCTACTGCTACACGCTTGCCATCCATGTGCAAATGGTCGAACTTATCACGGGGGATTCTTCGTGTACGATCATCTGTTATTGCTATCCATTCCTTTTCGGTCTGCAGACCTGTTGATACTGCACCTAACAACGCACCCTGATTTGCGGCCCTTGTTGTTTCTGTTCTGGCAATAAGTTCTGCACGGTACGCATTGATACCTGACTTTTCTAATTCCGACATCATTTGTGTAATACTCCACCCCTCCTGCATACCTTTAATCAACACCTTGCGGATAGTTTCTTTCGTGGTAGAAGTAATGCCATCGGTGAGCATAGTTAATCCTTGATCAAGGAACATCTTAATAACTATCGCCCATCTTTGTTGAGGTGTCAAGTTATCCTTTATACCTGCCTTTCGCCTAATCTTATCATAGTTATACTTCGCCATTGTCATTCCGGCACCTTGATGCAGTTGGCTGATAATACGCTTCAGTCCGCTTTGATCGGGTTGTTCGCCATTGAGTATAGCTTTGCATTGCTTATCAAGTTCCTTCTTGATTAGCACCCTGTATTTCTTTCGGTATTTATTGTATAGTTGGCGGTACATCGGGCAGATTAGTGAAATCATCCATTGGCATCAATCCCTGCGGAATATACAACTTTTGATAATCTTCAAGCGGCACATTGGGGTCGGGTGCTATCCCCATTACCTTTAATTTCTGCTCCGGTGTCAACCACCATGATGTATTCAACCATTGCGCCTGTGCTTCCCTGTTCACTTCGAGTTCTTGATAAACCGTTAGGTCGAAGTCCACGAATATATCAGTATTCTTGTACCCCCAATCGGTTTTCATCTTACGGTTAAGGTTATCCCGGATGGCAATCAGTTCGGGAAGTACTGCCCGTAATGTCAGCGATTTCTCCGCTTCCCGCATATTGTTGTATGTAGCGGCATCCTGCGAACCTAATAGAACCGGAGGTACACCATAGATTGAGCATAACGCTTCCTTATCCCATTTCTCTGATTCGATTAGTTGCAGGTCTTTGGCAGGTAGGCCAATCTGTGTCCATCCTACTTTGTACCCTGATACGGCTGCACTACCATGCTTGCCGGCGCCGGATGCCATTGATATTTGCGTTTTAAGTGCCTGTGCTTGCGCGCCACCACTTAATGGGTCGAATCGCATATCATCCATGTAAAGTACACCCTGCGGCCCCATGTTATCGAACATCGCAACGGATGCGGTCTTTGAACTATTGGAACGGGTTAAGACCTTCGATGCCGCCCGTAAAGGCGATAATCCATACAGCTGCCCTCCTGTTGCTGACCATTCGGGATTGAAGTACTTATCGTGCAGAATCTCCTCTGTATTGAACGGAATGTACTGCCCATAGTAAAGTTGATACGCAACCTTCTTTGGCGGGAATTGCTCAATATCTACTTTGATTGCCATGTATTGGGATGGTAGTACATACAACTCCATTGGCTTGCCCTTATTCACGGAAGCATCGCCAACCATTTTTGCATAGATGAAGGAATTGCCCGTTATCTTCTTGAAACCTACCCATTGTTCGATAAGGTCGCTCCATGAATCTTCACTATTTGGGTATTTGAGCAACTCATTCAGCCGGGCATCACCTTCGTATAGTTCAAAGGCCTGTTCTTTCAGTTCCTTTAATTCTTTCAGGTCAATAGTTACCGGTGAGTTTAGTTTCGCCTGATACTGCTTTGCTTTCGCCTTATCTTTAACCTTATACACTCCCCACGGAGCTACTTTTGCCTTTTGGGTAATCAGCGTAATGATGGCATAGACAAGGTCATTGCCGATATAACTATCTCTTACAATTTCTGCCTGATTCTGCCCATCCCAGGTGATCAAACCCCTTTCGATTGATACTTGAACAGGTGATTTAACGGGTGCTGCCTTGCGTTTAAGGAAATCGAATAAACCCATAAGTTATTATTTGTTACTGGCAAAATTACGATTTAATTGCCTACCATACAGCCACCTGAAATGCCGGCTTGTGAAGATGGGTGAAGATGGCATAACGCATCGCATCTAATCCATCGTCATTCTCCTTCACTGGTTCATCAACCACATTGTCATTCTTGTCCTTCTTCCACTTGTAGGATTGCAGCTCCCGAATGATGTTTTTGCTACCGGATGTAACGTACAACGGATAAGATTTAACTTTCAGTATTCCCGGCCATACTTCTTTGTTTGCTGCCTGTGCATTGATGCCACCTCTGTAAAGTTCCTCGATTGATTTCGGTTCGGCCGCATCGCAGTACACAGGTTTTCTATCTGATATGTGGTCTTTTACTTCCCTGATAATCTCGGATGGAGTTAATCCCGATTTGTATATCAACTCCTGCACATAGTTCGCCCCTTCATAGTGTACCACCTTAACGAGTGCAAGTGGGTGAACGTAACCAAAGTCCAAACCATAGAACACATCGCCACCTTCCGGGAGTACATCTGTTATCTGCCATTTGGTGTAGATTATCTCTTTCGCTGCACCCCTTTCTCCCAACCCGTACACTTTCCACATGAAATCATCTGGCAGGTTCTTATACCCTTCAATGATGTCTATCTGTGTTTGGGATAAGTTGCCCTTATTGTGAATGTAAGTAGATTTTATCCGCTTATTGTTCGGATTGTCAGCAACATCGTAAACCCAACTCACGAAGTCAGCAGGGTTCCAGTCTAAAAAGATAGTCCCCGTTGTCCGCATTGCCAACTGGTCGAATAGTGCTTTGCGGATAAGGTTCGCTTCATTGACGAAAAGAATATCCCTACCCGGCCCCCGTGCTTTTTGCTCATCTTCAAGTCCGAATAGTTCGATATAGCTGCCATTAGGGAACTTGTAGATGAAGTCAGTAAAACTGAAATCCTCATCCTTCCACATATTCCAATCTTCCATAATGGTCTTGAAATCCCTGTATGCGCCCCGTTTGATGTGTGGGAGGGAATGGGAAACTATCGATATACGCTTGTTACGCTGCGTAGATGCTATCTGAATGAGCAACTGAACGATGGAAAATGATTTTGACGATCTACTTCCCCCTTCATTGCAGATTATCGGGAATCCCTCATTGTATGCCTTTTCATTGGCATAGAATACCGATGTTGCTTTGATTTGTTTAACTTGTTGCGATAGCATCGTTGGGTTGCTTGGATTTCATGAACTCTTGATATAGTTCGATATTGGAATATCCTTTATATTTTCCTGAATAATTAAATATAAAATTACAAAGTAACCATTCAGCAAACTCAATAGCAATTCGCTGCGTTATTTCTGCTGATTTCTTTGCTGCATCTTCAACGCTATGATTCCATATTGTTTGAAAATATAACTCTTCTAAGTAATTGTAAGCCATACAATATAAATTAATTAGTTAAAATACCACACTTCTTGAATTTCTCCAGGCTTATAAATTCCTCTTTCGTTTTCTGCATAACGCAGTAAACATTCCAACCGTCTGTCGTGTTACCCATAGCAGGATGCTCGCCAATATCAATGAGAGAGTAATTACAAAAGCCAGCAAGTAGCTTATAAAAGTCTGTAGTGTAGTAGTTGAACCCATGCCCCGGCCAGTTCCCTGTCTTTGGGTTTTCGGAGACAATGAATCCCCCAACTTTAACGAGGTTGTGCTTGTTCTTCCAACAGTTGTAGATTGCTTTGATGTCATGCTTGCCGTTGGTACCAACGTGTTCGGATGTTCCTGCATCCACCAAAAGATCATACTGTATGGGGAAGTTATGTAGTTGTGAAAGGTCATACGGTTCACTTCCGTTCTCTCCGGATATGTCAATGGCCGTGTATTGCTTGTTGGCATAGTAGGTATCTTTAACGTATGGTGCAGGTAGTGTCGGATGGCGGTAATCATTCTGCGCTCCTAAATCCACTACCGTTT